TTAGTGTCTGAATCTTATAGAATTTTTGATTCTTCAGTTCAAAATGAGGCAGAAAAAGTTTCAGCGGGAAAGATAACATTATTAAATATGTCGCCTATTACATCGCCATCTGTTAACTACCCTGCATATACTCAAACAAGTGACTTAATAACTTTTTATCCATCAAGTATTATAAACTTACCATTGCAAGTTGAAGCAACTTACTTTAGGTATCCTAAAGCACCTAAATGGACATTTATATCTTTAGCAAATGGTGAACCTGTATTCGACCAATCACAACTTGATTATCAAGATTTTGAAATAGGAATGCAAAATGAGACTTCATTAGTTGTTAAGATACTTCAATATTGTGGTATATCAATTAGAGAAACATTAGTTGCTCAATTTGGAAAGCAAGAAGAGATGGAGAACAATGCACAAATACCATAATATATAAAACATGGCGTATATATCACAGTATGAATATTATGAGAATAATGGGAATGTACCTGAAGATTTAAATTGGGGTTCGTATCAATATGTTAGTTTAGCTGATATAGTAACTAACTTTCTTTTAATGTATTCAGGGAATCATTCTTTAGTAAACAACGAAGAAAGATATAAGATATTGTTTCATGCAAAACGTGCAGTTCAAGAACTAAACTATGACGCATTTAAAGAAATAAAAATATTAGAATTAAATGTTCCAAATACATTAAGATATATCTTACCTTCTGACTATGTTAATTGGGTGAGAATATCTGTATATGAAAATGGTTTATTAAGACCATTAAGTGAGAACATTCAAACGCTTTCATCAAAAGCATATCTTCAAGATAACCTTTCAAATATATTATTTGACCAAGATGGTAATGCTCTTTCTCCTCAGTATTCTCAAATAGATTTTGATAGAATTACAGGGACAAAGAAGTCAATATACTTAAACCAAGCAAGCCAATTTAATGGACAAATGGGATATAATGTAGATGGGTATTGGTATTTTGATTATGCTATAGGTGCAAGGTTTGGTTTAAATACAGAAACGGCAAATGCCAATCCTACATTTACAATAGATAAAAAATCAGGGGTTATAAACTTTGATTCAGGAATGTCTGAGAGATTATGTATTCTTGAATATGTTTCTGATGGAATGGAAAATGGAGATAATTCTTTGATTACGATAAACAAACTATTTGAGGCATATGTTTATGCTTCTGTTAAATATGAAATTCTAAATTCAAAGTTTGGTGTTCAAGAGTATATTATTCAAAGAGCTAAAAAAGATAAGCAGGCATTGTTAAGAAATGCAAAAATAAGAATAAGCAATATTCATCCCGGTAGACTTTTAATGAATTTAAGGGGATTAGATAAAATCTTAAAATAATATGCCAAAGTTTACTAGAAATTTTGTTGCAGGTAAGATGAATAAAACTTTCGATGAGAGAGTTGTTCCTAATGGGGAGTATATTGATGCAATGAATATCAGAATGGGTTCGACAGAAAATTCTGAATTTGGAGTTATTGAAAATACAAAAGGAAACATTTCACTTACAACTTTAAGATTTGAAAATACATTATTAAGTGTAGATGCTAGATGCATTGGCGCATATGAAGATGGCTCAATAGAGACTATTTATTGGTTTGTACATGACTCTAGTTTTCCATTAGGCGCTACAGGAAAACTTGACTTAGTTGTTTCATATAATACAAACACACTTTCTTTGACGTATCATGTTATTACCATAGATAATGGCGGTGGTGTAGATACAACATTAAATTTTAATCCTCAGTATTTAATTACAGGAGTAAATAAAATAGAAGACTTATTATTTTTTACAGACAACTATAATGCTCCAAGGTCAATAAATGTAAATAGAAATTATGCTATACCCGTAGGGTTTATTGATGCGGGAAGTCCAACTGCAGCGTTACTTCTTGAAGAGTCATTGCTTGTAATTAAAAGACCACCTGTAGAATCTCCAACTGTACAGTTAGTAAATACTCAAGGAGAACAGAATTTTATGGAGGAAAGATTTATATCATTTGCTTATAGATATTTATATGCCGATGGTCAATACTCAGCTACATCTCAATGGTCTGACATTGCTTTTACGCCAAATGGATTTGAATTAACTATTGAAGCATATTTGAATGAGGGAATGATAAATGCATTCAATGCTTGTAAGGTAACTTATTGGACAGGAAACTCTCTTGTTTTAGGAATAGACTTATTATTTAAGCAGTCGGAAAGTAATATAATAAAAATAATTGACAAACAAAATAAGGCAGACTTAGGTATTGCAAATGATACATATAAAACTTTAACGTTTGACAACAGTAAAATCTTTACTGTTTTACCTGAAGCAGAATTATTAAGGTTGTATGACAATGTCCCAAGATTTGCTCAAGCTCAAACGCTTATGGGCAATAGAATTATGTATGGAAACTATGTTGAGGGGTATGACTTGGTGTCACTTAATGGGCAACCACTACAACTTACATATGAAGCAAATTTAATACAAGAAGACATAGCATCAGAGGCTTTAGACTCAAGTTCTGAAACTTCTGTTTATACTATAGATGGAAGTCATAGTGTACCCAATTCTATTTTAAGAATAGATTTTGCTTCTTTTGGGCCAAATTACAATACAACCTTAATAGTTGGGGCTACAATACAAGTACAATTAGAGTTTACACACGATAGTTATACAGGAGGTACACCTACGCAACCAACAGGGAATACAAGTATATCAGCAACATTTACTCTTGCTCAAAATTATTTAAGTCCATATGCTTTGTCTCAAAGTGCTGAATTTCAAGAATGGGTAGGAACACTTACAAATATACTTCCTGTATATGACCCTATTCCTGCAACTTTAACTTCTTGTGATGGAAGTACACTTACAGATTATTTTAATTGTGCTATACCTCTAAATCAAGCTGTTGGATGGCAAAAAAGAGCTTCAGGAATTACTGCTATAGACGAACCAATAAAAATAATAGCGTCTAATTTAAACACTTATATTGACTTGCAATTAGTTGCAATGCAATACGAAGACACAAATAATCTTTTGACTTATGCGTATGAATACTATAGTATAGTAAGTAGTATTGTTACATTTTCAAAACTTGGAAACGCAAGAAGTTTACATAGCAATAGAGGATATGAAATAGGAATTGTTTATATGGATGAATTTTTACGTTCATCAACAGCTCTTGTAAGCCCTAATAATTTAGTCTATACCCCTTGCTCATCATCCCCAAATAAAAACTCAATACAGGTCAAAATACCTGTATCACAAATAGCTCCATATTGGGCGACAAGATATAAGTTTGTAATAAAACCTGACCAAGAAGGATACCAAACAATATACTCAACTCTTGTAGTTCAAGATGTAGACAGTTTAATTTGGTTTTTACTTGAGGGTGAAAATATGCAAAAAGTTGAGGTTGGTGATAGACTTATTGTAAAAAAAGATTCAAGTGGGCCAACTGAAGATTGTATATATACAACTGTTTTAGAAAAAATAGCAAAGCAAGCAACAGGCGCATTTACTATTGAAGGAGTTTACATGCGCTTAGAAGCAGGTAACTTTAACTCAGAGGTTAGTCCTGTCCCAATTTATTATGATAGTTCAGGAGGATATACTGATACAGTAGTTAATGTTGATTGGTCAGAAATAGTGCCTCCTGCATTAACATATACAGACCTTGATGTTCCTGTTGGTTCAACAATAGGTATTATGTTGTATACTTATAGAAAAAAATCATTATTCTGTGTAAGAAGGGAAGCTAATCCTTCTAATAGTTATGCTTATTTTACTGCTGCTCAATCTTATACTGACTTAGAAAATTGGTTTACAGCAAATCAAACAGCTATTATGGCATCATTAACATCATTGACAGCAGGTGGTGGAATGAGTTGTATATTTGTAGGCAGTTATACTTTGTCTAATTCTGCAATGATAACTCTTGTAAATAATGGTAAGGATAGAGATGTTATAAAGTTATATACAAATCGTGACCCTGCTGATAATAAGTTAACTTTTTGGATGTCAGGAACTGTATTCTGTACAGACTCAGTACCATCTACAAAATTATCATTTTCATTACAAAGAACTACAATAGACCCTGATTTCATATTTGAAACACTTCCAATAGATGCTTTACCTGACGTGTTTTTTGAAAACAATTTATCTTTTACAATAACACCAAATGGCGAGCACAATGGAAATGTGCAAAACCAAGACTTTGCTTTAGGTCAAGATGCAGTTATAGACACAGGTTTCTTTAATTGTTTTTCTTTTGGCAATGGAGTTGAAAGTTATAAGGTTAGAGATTCAATAATAGGAAGAGAATTTAATCTTGGAGAAAGAGTAACATCTGTTTCTGCTCAAGATTATAAA